ACTATAGCAGAAATTGTTCTTCCAATCCATCCACCTATAATACATGTTGGTTTGCATCCTCCAGCGTGTAGTGGAAGTCTATGGCAGTATTCGCATGGTTTAGTTATTTCTTTCATTTTGTTTTTCAATTCTGTCCATGTTCACCTCCCTTTTTTAATGTATCTTGGAAGTTTGATAATCTTCTAGCTTCTCTCTGTTCCTTGTTAAGTATAACATGGCAGTCGTGGCAGACAAAAACGAATTCATCAGTTAGCACGGGTTTCGTTATATGGTGGTGTTCTGTTGCTTTACAGCCACATTTTACACATAATGCACCCTTGAATGGATATTTTTGCCTTGTTAGCCTCTTTATTATCCTCTCTTTTCTAGCTTCAGGTCGTTTTTCGCTTGCATAGTTGTTTGCTTTTTGACTAGCTTGTGCCTGTGCAATACGTTCTTCCCGATGTGCCATGTAATATAATCTTCCATATATTCTTCTTCGTTCCTTTTGAGCTTCTGTTATTATTCTTTTATTCATCTTATAACCTCCATTTTAAGTTCATTGATAAGGTCGCATATTTTCTTGCCTTTCTCTGTTAAGCATACATCTCTATGCCTTCCTGCTCTGTTTGACTCTACTAAACCCATATCTTCTAAGCCTTCTACTAGCCTGTAGACTGTTGTATTGATTACTCCAATCTTTTTTGAAACTTTAATTAAAGATAGCTCTGGAGTTTTCTTTATCTCGTTTAAGAGTCTTGCAATGTTTACATTAATTAGAGTTAGCATTCTTCTTCCTTGGCTTGTTTAATTAAATCTGTGTAGTGTATTCCTGTCATCTTGCTCCAAACCTTAGCAGGGCCAATAACGTCTTTCTTTTCTTCAAGTAATCTTCTAAGTGCTATCATTGCTTTGAATGTATTTACTTTTAGACTCTCTTGTTCACTTACTTCGTTCTTCTCTGCAATTGCTAACATTTTTAACCAATGCTCTTCTTTAGCAGCTACTCTTTCTTTTTCGATTTCGATTTCTTTTATCTTCATAGTAATCTTATCTACCTTCTGTTCTCCATCCTGCATGTCTGCATCTATAAGAGCTTGCTGTATAAACTTACTGAAGTTGAAACCTGCTATTGTAGTTTTTCTACTAGCGAGAATTTCTTCCACGTGTTCGTTTAATGTAATACTGTGTGTAACCATAATTAAACTAAAAGAAACTCCTTTATAAGGATATGCATAAATTAATAGAAATATACATACCTTTGTATATACTAGTATGTATATGCTTTCTAGTTTCAATTTGAACCTACCCTTTAACCCTAACACTTACTAACCTGTGTATATATCTCTATATATAGGTATATCCTCATTTGAGTACATATGTATCTATATAAGTTACTATATACCTATATACTCCCTATTCTATTCTTTAAAGAATATGTATATCTCTTTTTTTTATATATATATATATAATATATATATATATTATAATAATAATAATAATAATAATAGTAAGTAGCCTCTCAGCTCGAAAACTCGCTGTTTAGTAACTCCTCTCTCAGAGTCATGTCTTTTCATTCCTAAAGGTGCGGGAAGTCGGGCTCTGCTTTAGCGAGTCTATGCGAGTATTGCAGAGATTAGACTGACACGGTTGTCTTGGATTATATTAAAGGGTGGAAATATTATAAAAAATTTCTCTATGAGTCTTTTTTTTTATGAAAAATTTCTTGGAGAGTCGAGATTTAACAAAACTAAATACCACTAATAACCGCTAAGAACTACAACTACATACATACATACTACTAAATATGGGCGACCAACATAGCCCATGTATACATATACATATAATCATACTACTATTACTAACTCCAAATCTCATACATTCAATCAATACTAATACATACACTATTAGCCCTCTAAGGGGCGAGTATGCGAGCCCCATATATATTTACTTAACTAATTAATACTTTAAATAACTAATAAGCCTCTAAGGGCGAGTATGCGAGCCCTGTAGTACATTATACTAACTTTATTAATAAGATTGATTAGAGAGGCTCCTAGACCCCTTAGATATTCCTTTAGAGTAGAGGTGTATGGGAGTATGATATAAAGACTAAAGTAGAATTTCTATGAAATTCTAATATCAGGGGAATATATAAACACTGCTATATTTCTTTGTAATAAAGGAAATATCCTTTAATTTAATATTGTTAGTATTGTACTATGGTAATAGAATTGGTTGGTGGTCAAAAGTGAGGAAAATTCAATCTAAACACTTACATAGTCATGTATATAGGTAAGGATATAAGTAATGATATAAGTACTTAAGCAAAAGTAGCATCAAATATAATAGTGCCATCAAGTGTAGCTGTATCAATAGTATGATTAGTATAAGTAAGTACAAGTGTTTGTGTACCTTTGTCAGTAGTTACTGTTTGTTGAGTTATGTCTGTACCTGTATAAGTAATGGTAGATGTGGCAACTGAAACACCTTTTAATGACCATGTAATACTTTGCATGAAACCACCTGAATATGTTGGTTCTGCCTTATCATATAAAGGTAAGTCAAATATTTCATTATTATTAGCATATTCTTTGTTAACTATGTCTTTATTTTTTGATGGTTCTTCCTGTACTGTACCTTGTTTTATTGCAATAGAGTGGACAATATTCTTATCATCCATGTTATCAAAGTTACCTGCTCCTTGAGGTCTATGCATACCATCTCGTTTCTTAGCATTGCTAGCTTTAAACATTGTCTTAAATGGGTCTTTAGGTGCTCGTGCCATAAGAATAATTAAGCTGCAGAAGAAATTGTCTCGTAAGCTGAGCCAGTCCAAACTTTCAACTTGTTAGTTGTAGAATCATAGAAAACTGTACCTGTTTGAGGTGCTGCTGGTAAAGCTGTAGTAACCAATCTTGGTGCAACGAATGCGCTAGGCATTACAATATCACCGATAACTTCTGTCATTATGCTACCTCCATTATAGCTTTAATTGTCTTAGAATTCAAAAAAGTACTCATTATGCCTGAGTGTTCGTAATCTTGTAAATAGCTGCAGGGTCTGTAACCTGAACATGGCCAATTTCCCAAGAACGAACTGTGAAATTTATTCCTTTGTCTTCAACTACTGCACTTGTTAATGGTGTAGCTGCTCTCCATGTAGCTGCTCTTTGTCCAATAACTATTAATGCTTCATCTGCTGTTACACTTGTTGAGACAATAATTGTTAATCCAGCAACTTGTCCAACTCTTCCGTTAGAAACAACATCTGCTGTCTTAAAACTTGGATTGTTGATAACTTTGCTGTTCATCATTAAATTTCTGTAATCTTTTGGGCTTAATAAAAGGTATCCGTTCATTAAAGCATCGTAATTGCTCTCGAATAATGTTTGTTCACCTGTTAGAATGTCTCTGATAGGGTCTCTATCTGTTGCTGTTGCATCATCCCAGTTTGCTACTGCTGCTGCAGTTGAAATACCGTCAGCTCCTGATAATGTTGTATAAATATATGAATCTACTTGGCTAGCAATACTTCTTGCTACTCTTAAGATTGTTCTTGCTTGTACATCGATAGCATCTGTAAGCTTATCTTCTAAGAAAATAGTACCTTCTGCTGCGAACTTAATGTTTTGTCCTTGTACTTTAGTCCAACTTGGGTCTACGTGTGGAAATGCAGCTCCTCTTGCTACTCCTTGTACACTAACTCCTTCACCTGTTGCAGATAATTCAGTTGCTGTTTCTCTGTAATAAGTTTCTGTCCATTTAGAACTAGATTGATTAAGCAATACTTGCTTCATTTTGAATTGTTTTAAAGCAAATCCTTTAACTGCTCTTTCAACATTTTCTCCTCGAATATCTACCATTCCATTACTATCAGCCATCTTAACACTTCACCCTCACTAATATTGACTCACTGGTTGTTCCAGATTGTCTAGCGTATCCTACTACTTCTTTTAATCCTGCTGCTGTAGCGTCATCTGCTAATGTTACTGTGTTAACTCCAGAAATTTTAAGTGGGTCACCTGCTGTAACTGTAGCACTTACTACCATCTCGTAAATTCCATCGTTAGAATAAGTTAATTTTGTAGAATCATCAGCACTGTCTTTTTCCATTGTAGCAATTCCTAGTGGTATTTCACCATCTGCAGAACTAGCTGAACCTGTGTTAGGGTCTGTTAATTGTAAAAGAGTTCCTTTAGCAATTGTAACTCCTGCTGCTACTGTACATTCTGGAAATCTGTCTTGTAGCTGAGTACTTAATGTTGCTTCGTTTGCCATTATAATTAAATTAAATAAAAATAGTTTATAAGGATTGCTATAACTAATCCTCTTTTTCTTCTGTTTCGGGCTCTTCAGGGCACTTTTCTAGTGCTTTCTCAAAAGCTGCGATAACAATCTCGTGAATTGCAATACCTTCAGTGTGTGCTAAAAGTGCTGCTTTAGATGCTTCAAGTTCCCTTAGAATTGATGTTCTAGATAAATCCATCTGCTGCTAATGGGTTTACTTCACCTAACATTAGTTTCTCTGCAAATTCTTCATCAGTTAAAGGTCTGTCTTCTTCTTTATTCATGCCTGCTTCTGCTCTACCACCTAGAATGTTTCTTGCTTGGAGTGCTTCTGTTCTATCGTTCTGTATTCTTAGTGCCTCTGAGGCTTTCTCAATCCTTTCAGCTGCATCGTTTGCGGCTTCAAGCACAGGAGTTGTCTGCTGCTGAATCCTTTCATTGCTATTTTCAACTGCTCTTTCTGCTGGTTGTTCAGTTTTTTGTGTTTCATTTTCTTCCATTTGTACTACCTCCATTATATTACTAATAAGTTTTAGAATAAGCCAAAGTTCAAAGCACTCTTACCGTATTCTTCTTGCTTTACTATCTTTGTATCCAGTCCATATTTAATTAATATTGCTAGTTCCTCTGGTGTTAGAATATTACCTGCGTTTCTCTTTCGGATTGCTTCAAATAATAATGTTCTTTCTTGGAACTCAGTATCATCTTCTGCATCACTTCTCTCTTGTCCAGATTTGAAAGCCTCATCTCTAGCAGTTTGTTTCTCTGCGAAGGCTTGGTCTCTAGTATTACTTTCTTCTCTCAACCTATCAAACTTACTTGCTGTTGTTTCCTGTGATTCTGATACTAACCTCATGTTCTCGTTAGCTGTTACTAAATTGTTTTCCACTGTGCTTCTGAATTGTTTACCAAATGGCCATAGTGCTGGGTTAACTATTGTGTTAATCTTTGTGAATTTAAGTGCTCCTTCAATAATCTGTATCTGTCCTTGCATTTGCTCTATAGCATCTGCTCTTGTTATCTCGTTGTTATCAAATCTATCTAATATCTTAGATGTATAGAAGCTTGCTGCTGATGCACCATTGTCTGCTGCTAACCATTGTGTTAATGTACTACCACCAACATATGTACCTATTGCTACTGTAAGTTGTTTCTTTGTTAATCCAATGAATGTTTTCTTTGTTGCGATGATTGCTAGGTCTTTAGCTGCTTGTTGAATTGCTATTTTGTTTACTTCTGCCTGTAAGTATGATGGGTTAATTCCTAACTTAGCTGCTTCTGCTGCTACTTTACTTGAACTTGCTGCTCCACCAGTTGTTATTAAACCTTTGATTGCTGTAATTCCTGCACTTGTTGCTAATACTGCTGTAGCTGCTACTGCTGTACTTATTAGTGTTGTACCTATTACTTTTCTTGCTTCATCTGTATCACCTCCTCTAATATTTGCTCTACTCTCTGATACTGCATCTGCTCCAGCTCTTATTCCTTCTGTAAATGTAGTTTTTGGTTGGCTTAATGGTGCTGATAGTATATCTAATGCTCTAGCTCCACCTCTCTTTAACTTATCTCCGAATGTTGGTGCCTCTGTAGTACTGATTGGTTGCTTAGATGCTCTAGATACAGCTGAACTTGGACTTCCACTAACGCTACCTGGACTGATTGCACTGCCTGCTTTAGGTGTACTAGTTGTAGTTGTCTTCTTTGCTCCTGGCATTTCTCCTCTTATAAATCTCTTTCCTATACTCTTAAGTTTACTTAAAATTCCCATTATAATAATATTCCCGCAATTATTGCTAGTGTTATTGTGATTGCTGTTGTACACATCCACCTGTTAAGTTTAACTTTACCATTAGTCTGTATTACATGTTTTTCTATTTCACATATCTTATCATAGATTTCTCTGTTTGTTACTGTTACCATTATTGTCCAACTCCTGCTTGTGTATCATTAGGCTGTGCTGCCTTCGTTGGTCCATCTTTAGCATTGTCGCTTAATAGTTCGTTTTCTAAACTTGCTGGGAATACTAAATCAATATCCATACCTAGTTGTATACCAACTTGTTCCTCAATGAATGTTTGGTCTTCTTCTACACTCTGTTGGAATGCAAGATAAACTATCTTAGCACTTGCTTCTGTAAAGTTCTTTGAGTTTCCTACTATAATCTTTGGTGTTGCACATGCCTCGTAGAAAGAATCGTTAAGTGAATCAATCCATGTTAGTGGGTTTAATGTACTATTAGGGCTTACGCTTAATTGTTCTGGAACTACTGCTCCCTTTGGTACATATAAGTTTTCATTTAACTTGTAAGCTTTATCCATCTTTGTTTTGAATGCTGTAATCTTAGCTGGTACATCTGTATCTAAGTGGAATATCATTCTTGGATATACATTTCTATGCATTACTATCTTGTAATCTGCTATTGCTTCATTTCTTGCTAAAATTATATCTTCTAGTTTTTCAACCACACTTACTCCATGAATCTCATCTGCTACTCTGTTACGACTTAAGTGAAATATTTCCTCTTGTTGGAATGTTTTAGTACCACCATTTTTTGTTTTACTAACTTGTTCGTATTTCTGAATTATCCCTTTGTTGTTTGCCACAATCAGTATAGCTCCTGTATCAAGCACCTTTAGATTTATTAAATTGCCTTCTTCGTCTCTGATGATTTCTGCATAAGAATCTCCTCCAATCCACATAGTTCTAATCATATTTTCTATAATTGTATTAAATGTATCTCTACCATAGCCTTTAATCTGGTCTATAACAAGTTGTGTATCTGTATCTGTTTCAATTCCTTTACCTATTGTCCATGTAGCTCTAGCATCAATTGTACTGTTTAGCTCTGGTATTTGTTTGTAGTATCCGAAATATTTTGACCAATTTGATTGTTGCCACCTTGTTTCTTTTTCCCCAGTTGCTGCATCTGTGTTCATTATAGATACACTGTAATCTGTCATCTGATTTGTTAAATCACTTATTACTGTATTTCCTATATCGTTATCTGCCATTAATCAAACATATCCTTTATGTCTTGTAACATTCTTTCTGTCTCTGGTATGTGAGCTGTTACTGCCAAATTTAATTGTCTTACTTTGTATGCGCTTAATTCTTGCTCTGTTTTGATATACATAGTCTTATCCTCAATCCTTAATCCAAGGTTACCTACACCTGCTTCATAAATTAATTGTGCTAAGTTCACTGTTGTTAAGTCGTATTTGTATTCCATTATAATTGTACTCCTGTTAGTCTTGTTACTGCTGGCATTTGACTTGTTTTAATTTTAAAATCTGTAATATTTTTTATTTCATTATCTATACTATTTTTAACTTTTAAAAGTATTTCTGTATTATCCATATCTGATGGGAATGAAAATCCATATACTTTGTCTTTAATTATATTTTCTGTTTTATCTAAACCAAAAATAATTGTATCTACAAAAGTATCTCCAGTGTTTGTTAGCCTAACTGATACTTTTCTTCTCATACTTTCATCTTTGTCTTCTATTATTGTTATCATTAGTTAAACTCCACCACTGTAAACCATACTGTAGTCTCATCATCGTGTACATTAACTGTTACTGTATCAGCTGCTGATAAAAATGCATTATAACTAGATGATTGTGTAAATGTACTTGATTCATCTGGTGAGGTAGCTCCTTGAACAAAACACATTGCTTTACTTGTATCAACTGTAGTTATTGTATAGTCTCCATCATTTAATAAATGTCCAAGTTGTTTTGAACTTACAACTCCAGCTATATATTCTATAACCATATAACTTACATTACAAGTATTATAATCATTAATTCTTGAAGCTGTTACTGTTGTTTCATCTGTTAACGTAAGTTTGCATAATGTATCAGCTGGTCTTGAAGCACCATGAGTATTACCATTGAAAACTACAACTGAATTCTCTGTAACTACTGCATCTATTGTTGCTGTATTTGAAGTACTACTTACCGCAATTACTCCGTGCTGTATTGATTGTATAATTGTATCACTTGCTGCTTTAGGTGTACTAGTTGTGTTTAATGAGTTTGTTTCCCTTACATCATCTTGGCCGAATAATCCACCTGGTATACTTAGAACCATTTTTTCACCGCCAATTCTTTATTTAAAATAGGAAGTAATCCTTCACGTCTTTGTCCAAATGGACTTGCTTGTCCTGCTCTTACACTTGCATCGTTCATATTTATACCTTGACTTATAATTTCTCCAATTAATCTACCAAATTTACCTACTCTGTTATCTGGGTCAATACCTACTTCTATAGTTTCTCCTTCAATTTGATTTCTTAGCCAATCTCCTGAATCTTTTCCACCTTCACTTAATTCTTTAGCATCTATTCTAGCAAATCTAATAGGGAAGTTAAATTCTCTAAAGTTTGTACTTACTGTAATTGTATCTCCATCATGAACCTTCTCTACTCTTGCTTCAAAGTTCCCTACTATCTGTTTATGTGGGCTTTCGAAGTAGAATTCATTCATTTGAGCATTAGTTAGCTCAGGAAACGCTTTAAAATCATGCTCCATTTATGAAGTCCTGTTGTCGTTTATCTCTTAGCAAGCTAAGTCCTCTTAAAGAACTGTCTCTTAATACATTAATCATGTCTTCTGCCTCAATACGTGAGTTATATCCAGTCATATCGTACTGAATTACGTAAATTGCTGCTAAATCACTAGCTATTTGGGTCAAAATCTGCCTTACATCTGTGTTTAATGTAGTATATGCATCACTAAAATTAAATCTACAAACTGCATTGATTGTACTCTCTGCTTGACCTACAAAATCGTTAATAAAAGCCTCTGTATTAGACACCACGCTAGCTCCTGCACCTACTTTTTGCTGTACTTGTGCTGTTGTTGCGAATATTCCTGTGTCTGCCATTGTGAAATTTGGCCTTTAAAGTATATAAAGACTGCTATAATTAGTACACATATATGTTTAATGTCTGGTCTTTGACGCACCAAGCGCCTCTGACGATACCATCTGCAATATGCATATAATTACCAAAGTATTTAGTTCCCATATTTGATTTCTCGTACTGCACTGACTTGAGCGACATGAAGATTTCTGGGTCATCAAGTAGTTTTATTTCACCACGTTCCATCAATGCTAGTAAGTTATTGTAGATGTCTTCCTTTAGTACTCTCTTTTTTCTCTTTTCATCGTAAGTTAGTGGTCTATTCATGTTATTTATAGCTACTGTCTTTCGTTTTGTCTCATCTGTAGTAAGTAATTGGTCTAGAACTCCGACTCCCATTCCACCATCATCAATGAATATTTGTCTAAAGTCATATGCTTTGTCTAAATTGATAATATGTCTTGTAGTTTCTGTAGTTAGAGTTTGTTTTGTAATTTGATTCTCTACTTGTTCTATAGCTTTTGGGTTTGTACGGTCAAATACTTCAAAAGTACTTTCATCTTTTCCCATTCTTGCTATGTCCACTCCTAAGTAGTAACGCTTTCCTTGTTGTATATAACCTCTACGCTTCAAACACATACATCTTTTGATTAAATCATCTGGGAAAACTTGTCTTAATGAATCTATAAAGGCTCCTTCATATTCTTGAGCATACTGAGTTACTGTCATTCTTCCTCTTTCTCTAGCTAAATGCTCTAATGCCTTCTCTTTCTGTAATTGTGTCCAACTATCTGTGATTTCTCTCTCATTTATCACTGTTTCACTACTTATTTGGAAGTTAGTAAAGTTTGTATCGTGAAATGCTCTGTGAAAGAAGCCTGAATTTCCATGTGGGGTTGATAATAGTACAATATCTCCACCTGTTGTAAGTAACATTGGTGTAATTGCTTCCCATACTAGTTCTGGTACAAAGGCTGCCTCATCTGCATATAGTCTACTTACTGTGAAACCTCTGATACCATGGCCATCTAAGCCCGTAGGAAGGCATCTAATGACACTTTTGTTGTTTAACTTGACCTTTGATAGTGTTGGTTTGTCTTTTCCTTTCATTATGTATGATTTATAGTTGTCTTGTAAGTACCACATAGTCTTTTGGAATAACTCTTGTGCTTGTCTTTCTACAGAAGCTATGATTAAAATGCTGGAACCTGGGTTCAAGGCGGCATAATCAGCTGCATCTTTCGCTATTACAGTTGACTTGCCTACCTGTCGCCCTGAGCAAAGAACAATATTGCCTTTTGTTTCTAGGACTTTCTCTTGCCATTTATCTAATTTGATTTTCATGAGTATGAAGTCCCCTTCAATGGGGACAAATTGATTTAGTAGACTTCTCTACAATACACACGGCAGGATTCGAACCTGCAATAGTCCTACGGGAATGACCCGTCCAGTTCCTCGTGTGTAATCAATGAGGGCTTTAAGCTTCCATTTACGGAAGTCCCACACCCTCGATGACTATGAAGTCCCCTTCAAAAAAATGGGGACGATTAATTTAATCTGTTTTGTTTGTGTACTTGTGCACTAGTTCTTTTGCAATAGCATATCTCTTTAAAGAGTCGTTTAATCCTACTTCAAAGAATTTTACTGTCACAAGTATCTCTTTTACAGTTGTTCTAAGCTGTTTTTCAATTCTGTCCATGTTCACCTCCCTTTTTTAATGTATCTTGGAAGTTTGATAATCTTCTAGCTTCTCCTTCTTTAATTTATTAAGTGATTCGCTTAATGTTTTCATAGCATCTAGACTATGTTCTAACATTACTATAGCAGAAATTGTTCTTCCAATCCATCCACCTATAATACATGTTGGTTTGCATCCTCCAGCGTGTAGTGGAAGTCTATGGCAGTATTCGCATGGTTTAGTTATTTCTTTCATTTTGTTTTTCA